TCTCCGTCTCCATTTGTAGGAAGTACACTATATACTTTCCCGTCTTTATACCCTGAAGGTATCATTGCTAAACTTGGTATTGCCATTTTTAATTTATTTTAATTATATTATTTTTATTTATATTGTTACACATTCTAAAGATTCTACTATACCTCCATCATCAGTTACTCTAAAGTAATAAGTCCAGTTATCAGATTTTAAATCAATATTTCTATCAATACAATCTAAAGACTCTACTACACCACCGTCAGCAATTACTCTATCACTAAATCTAGTTGTTACTTCAGAAGGAACTATTACTGCATACTCGTAGTAAATGCTACCCCAACCTGTAGAAGTAGGACTTCCCCACCAACTATTCTCGTATATTTCGTTTGCCATTGTCTTTGTCTTTTATTTCTTTATTAAACTTATTATAGAATTTATCTAAATTTACTATATTCTTTTTCTTTGTTTTATACTTTCTCTTCATCTTATAATACAAAACTTGAGAAGCTATCTGCATCCTTGTCAGGGTACATATCTCCATTACTATTATTATTGTACTCTGGAAACTTCTGGCTGTTAAAGCAGATGTAATCTATAAATCTTTTAGTATAGAACTCTGCTCTGTCTGTAATCTTACTCTGCATTCTATCTACATCTCTAAAGTCTACTGTATCTGACTCTTGTCCTCTATGTCTGTTTATACCTCCATTATCTATTTTAAACATAGCAAATGGTAAGTACTCTAGCTGAGTGAACCATATTAGCATAGGCTTAATATAATCGTCTCTAAGAGCTTTATAATCACTATTAGCAGGTAAGTCTATATCTCCAGATAATATTAAGTCTTGTAGCTTATCATATAGTTTACCACCTAAGTAGTTTTGTATATGCATATCTTGTGCTACTTCAATTTGATGAATTAGCTTATCTGCATCTGTGTTACCGTCTATTATAGACTTAGCTTTTAAGTCTGCTATACTTATGAATAATGCTTTCATAGTCCTAATATGTTTTTAATTTTACTTAATGTACTTCTGTAAGCACCGTTATCATCTCTGTCAATCATTCTTTCTCCCATTTCATCTGGATTGTTAGGTTGTTTTAAACCTTTCTCGTAAGCTGAATTAGGGTCTACTCTTTTATCTCCTTTTAATTTAAATACTCTTAACTCCCAATAGTGATGACAGTTCTTACCACCTTTAAATTTAAGTAAGCTATAATTCTGTTTGTTATGACCTAATTCTTTGTTTACTCCTCTAAAAGACATCATATTAATATCTTCTTTTCTAAATACTATATTCCTAGAAGTAAATGTTTCCATCTTTTTACAGAAGTCTCTACTATTAGGATTACTTCTTACTGGCATATAAGCATATCTAATTTTATAGATATCACTATCCTCTTTAGATGATTTGTTGCTAGACTTAATTGTAGCCATTCTAACGTCACTTATATCCTCTGAATATATTTCGCTATGCACAACTTCCCAATCATCGCTTAAAACCTCTCCTAAGCCTTCTAACTGCTCTAGCATATCATCTCCTTGTTCTTCAGAAAAGTCCTCATTAACTTGTGAAGATAATTTCTCTCCAGTTTCTTCTTCTTTTCTAATCTTAGTAGATATGTTATCTAATTCTGTAAACTCTATTGGTTGTAATGTTACAAAGTATAAATCTTGTGTAATACCGTTAAAGTCTAATATATCTTCTAAACAGTATTTAATCTCATCTTGGAATGGTCTAATAATTACATTGTCCATTAATACAGATGCTGTTCTTAATTCTTCTGCATTGTTACCAAATCCTGTATTATCTTTAATACCTAATAAGATAGGAGATACAATACCGTGTCCTAACATAATCTTTTCTCTAGCTTCATCAGATAAGAATTGATATTGAGCGTGAGCATCAGGTAAGTGTATAGCTTCTATTTCTGCTTGAGTTTCTTTAGACTCGTTAAATGCTATAATAGTTCTACCTGCATTAGAGCTACCAGAAAACTTATCATTAATCTTTCTTTCAATAGCACCTTGTGTTTCTTCGTTAGGAATACCATTGTTAAAGTTAATAAATAAACTAGGAGCTAATCCATTTTGTATATTAGATATATGGTAGTTAGATACTTCACATTCTAAATCAGCATATTGTAAACAAGCTTGGTAATCAGGAGTAGAGTAATAGTAGAAACCACTTCTATAAGGTTTAATTACATATATCTCTTCTCTTTGTGATTTACTTCCGTGTTTGAAACAAGGTATTCTTTTAGGCTTATCACTAGGTTTAGCATCTGCCCAATTAGGATGGTAGTAGTATGCTTGTATAATTCCTTTAGAGTTAGCTTTCTCAGCTCTTAAAGTCTCCATAGGAAAGTGAGATACTTTTAATATCTTAGTTTTATTTCTATTGTAGGTTAGTTTAATTGCACCTTGTCCTAATTTCTTTCTATCTATTACTACCTTTTTAATTTCTCTAGGTCTTAATAGTTTTTTCATTCTTACATAATGTTCTGGTAATAACTCAGAGTTAGTAGATTCTATACCTCTACCAAATACCATATCAGCTATACCGTTATTACATCTAGCATTAGTTGGGCTAGAAGTATCTAATTCTATAAGTCTACCAAAATAATTATTATCAGCACCCCAAGAAACCCAATCTCTATTGTGAACTTCTTTTACTTCTGGTGCTTCGTAAGATGATAAATTAAGTATCCTTACATTTTGTTGCTTCTTATTATCTTTCATTATATAATGTATGTGTTATCATTTATCTCTCCTGTAGGTTGTATATATCTGTCTTGTGATACTATATGTTTAACAGTATAATCATCTTGACTAGTACAGAATATTTTATCTCTATATGCTAGATTATCGTCAGCTTCTATCTCCATAAAATAAGTAGAGCCTTCAGAAAATATAGAACTAGAGAATTCTAATGTTGTAAAATCATTATCACTACCTACTACTGCATCAGTTATTGTATCTGACTTAGCATCTCCATCTCTTCTTAATTTAATAGATAATGTTATTACAGTAGATAAGTCTACTCTAGGCATTATAGATATAGTTTGAGATGTTGTTATTGGTTGTAATATTATCATACTAAGATAACGTATTTTTAATTATTTTGTTTTATAATAAAAAAAGCCTCACATAATGCAAGGCTTTTAAATAATTGATTTATTGGTTATTAAGAACCAACAGTAACTGATACACCAGCAGCAGATAAGTCTCCGTCTTTTACGAAGTTAGCAGGAGCCTTTTCCATTCCTGAGAATGTTAAAGTATATCCGCTCATATCTCCCATAGCAGCTCCAGAAACGATAGTACCACCAGATACATCTAATCCGTGTTCTAAACCTGCAACAAATACGTTTCCGTTATTGTCTTCGATTAAAATGTGAGGACTACCGTAAGCTAATAACTTAACCGTCTTGTGGTCTTCTTTAGTTAATTTTGTCAATTGAAGCTCTAAAACTTGCTCAAAGGTAGTAGTTCCATTCTCTCTTGAAGAGGTAATGTTTTCTGTATATGTAGAACCACCTTTAATATCAAATTTATAAGCAGTAGGAGAACCTAGGTCATCAATAACGTCAGTATCAGTAACGTCATAACCAGCAGTTATTCCTCCTTTGTTAATGAAATAAACAGCGTTTAATCCACCAACTGAATCTTTACAAGGCTCTAAACGTCCTCTTGAAATATCACAACTCATTATATTATATTTTTAAAAGTTAATAAAAAGGGCAGATAGTTAAACCTACCCTTTTAGTTTATTTATACTAATCTTAGTTAGCAGAGTTAGAGATTCCGTAAGTTACGATATCTTCAACAATTCCATACTGAACACCAGCAGTAAACCTCATTATGATTCTTACGTTTTGAGAACCATCTAAGTCAGCCATATCTAAAATCTTAACTTCGTTTTGGTCAGACATTAAACCTGTACCGAAATGTAAGTTATCTTTAGTAGTAGCAATCATAGTATCAGAAGCAAGTCCGTTAGCCATAAAGATTTTTACACCATCAAAGCTCTCGATATTGATATTCTGATTGTTTCCTTTATCTTGGAAACCAGCAGCTCCTTGACCTCCAGATTGGAAACCACCTAAAGCTCTCTTGTAAGCTCTAAATACGTTTTGAGCAACATAAATCATTAAGTCATCTCTTCCGTATAAAGCAGCAGGAATAGCATCTACAACTTTTCCTAATTCATCTACAACGTTAGAAGCATCTACAGAAGTACCAGCAACTTCTTGTGAAGCAGGTAAATCAGCATCAGCAGCTAATAAAGTAGAAAAACCATCATACTCTCCAGCAGTAGCGTTAGCTCCTCTCCATACATTGATTTCTTGTTTCTGTGCTACTTTAGCAGCAACGTGTCCAATTAAATAATCTTGGAAAGAAGAAGGTAAGTTATCGAAAGCAGAATATCCCATTGAGATAGCATCCCAGTCAGAACGGAAATCTTTCTTACATAATTCTAAGTTTACTTGAAATTCTTCTGGTTGAAGGATTCTTTCAGTAAGTGTTAATGTAGAAGTGTCAGCGAAATCACAAGTACCGTCTTTTACGATACCGTCTAATTCTAATCTTTTTACAACTTCTTTAAATTTAACGTTTGGTCTAATAGTTAAACCTCCGTTAGCGATTGTGTTACCAGCTAATAAAGCTGCCGAGATGTATTTCCCAGCACTTTCTCCAGCATAGGTAGTAGTAATACTTGTACTTGTTGCCATAATTTAGCGAATTTTAAATTTAATTTAATTAATTATTAATCATTGACCACACTCGTTCGGCAGCAGTCATTCCTTTATTGTTAAAATTTTTCTGTCTAGTCTCAGTTACACTTTCAGGAGAATGTACTACCTCTTCTTCTACTTCTTCAGAAAGCTCTACAGCTTCTTTTTCTTCAGCAGATAATTTAGCAGGTACGTCAGCCTCAGCATAATCAGATTTGTCTTCCATCATTGCTTTAATCATAGATAACAACTCTTGTTTAACTTGAGATAACTCTTCTTGTGTTGCAAAGTTCATTTGAACTGGTGCTTCAACTGCAGGTGCAGCTTCTTTTTTAGGCTCTTCTTTTTCTTCAGCTAATTCAACTGCTTCTTCAACTACCTCTTCTTTAGTCTCTTCTGTAGATAACTCTACTTCTTCAACTTTTTCTTCGATAACTTCTTCAGCAATTACTTCTGTAGATAAGATAACCTCTTCTGTAGCCTCAACTTCTTTAGTAGCTTCTTCCTTAGATAAACCTACTAATTCTTTGATGCTTGTAAGAATTTCTTTACTGTTCATAATTGATTGATTTTAATATATTAATATAACGTATTTTTATTTTAACTGTTTTATATTCAAGCATATAACACTAATAACCAAATAGTTACGGAGTGTCAGTTACTATGTTCGCACTTGTCATATTGTACATTTGAAAGATGCAACTAGCCTCAGTACCATTGTCTTGCAAGTAAGGATATGAATCTCCGTCTCCCATTCTCCACCAATGTTTAGGTTCTGTTGTTAATGTAGATAAATCAAATGTAGAGCCACTATTGTATATGCTAGATATATTACCACCTTGATTGCTATCCCATATTGCAAACTCATCTATCTTTTCTCCGTTTAATGTATTACCACTAACTAATTTACCTATTCTTAGGTTCTGACCACTTATAGCACCACTCCATCCATAGTTAGAATGACTGTTGTTAGTTGTTTGATTAACACCATCAACGTAAATATTAAACCTTGAATAATAACTGTTTATATCTCCACTTGACGCACCTGTTGTACCACCGTCATAAGTCATTGTTACTTGATGCCAAGTGTCAACGCTTAAAGCATTAGGAGCTAATATTTTAACGTGGTTATTATTGCTTCCGTACTGTAACCTTATCTTGTTTGTGCTTGTTAGTCTTATTTCAACATAGCCTCCGTTAGTTGTGTCATTTGAACCATAATAGAATACAACCCTACCACTTGATGAGTTTGTAGGCTTTAACCAGAAAGATATAGTCCAAGCATCGCCACTTCCACTACCACTGCCAATTCTACCTAAAACACCATCTAGTAATGAAGCGTTAGCTCCTGCATAATCTTGATTACTAAACTGAACACTTTTTGTGTTTGAGAAAGGAGGTGTAGATACTGTTAAGACAATAGTCTCACTATCCTCTCCATTATAGTTAATTGCCTTTACAGGTATATTGTATGTTCCTGTAGATAAAGAAGAACCACCTATTAATTTTCTTGAGTTCCCTTCTACTGTTGTAATACCACTAACGCTTGACAAGTCCCATTCATAACCAACTCCATAGTCAGCAGTTAATTCATAGTTTAACGTTTCTCCTTCTGTAAGACTTATAGTTAAGCTAGATGTTATAGAGGGTATGCTACCTGTGGAAGCTCCTGTGTTCTGAAACAAAGCGTTTAAAGTATTTATCTTTTCTGCATTTGTACCTGTTAAAACAGCACTGCTTATAGATACGTTACTTAGGTTTATGTTTGAATAATATGTTTTAGAACCTATTATAGAGCTTATACTTAAAGTCTCTGAATCTAATACTGCGTGTATTGTATTTACAGGAAAGTAGTCTCCTGTACTCATTATTATTGTATTGTCTTTTGAGTCTAGGAAGAAGTTAAATTCATCTGTATCGGATGCAACCTGTTGACCTATACTACCTAACACATTACACTCAGAAGTTATGTAATCAGCACAATCTTGAGCATTAGTAAACGAGTTACCGTCTGCATCTTCAAAGTTAGCAAATGGTATATTAAAGAACTCATATACTGTTTCAGATTCAGATATTGTTCTAATATCATTCTTTATATTTATTAAGGTGCTATTGCTAGAATCAACCTCCCCACTTAAACAAGCGTTCCAATATACTGGATTTGAAGAGCCTTGAAAAGTAACACAATTACCTGCTTCATTTCTTATTATTTGTATAGCCATTTATTATCTTATTAATGTTATTAAAAGTCCTAGAGGTTGAATTATTACAGGGTTATCTGACTTGATTGCTGGTAGCGTTAAAGCATTAACATCTTCATTAGAAGTTATCCAAGCAGAAATCTCTACTCTATTTAAATATGTGTTTCCTACAGTACCACCACCATAAAATATAGGTTGTGTAGTAAGTGGAAAAGTAAACGTGATGTTATCACTATCATCTCTGTTAGAATACCATAAAGCTGGTTCAACAGTTGTATTAGCAATCTGAGGTATAATATTGAAATCAAAGCGAACTCTTAGTTGGTCTCCATAAACTGCATCGTTTAATTTTATTCTACCTGTAGTACCTTCAAATCCTGTTCCACTAGATGAAGGATATTGTGTATCGTAATCGTAAGAGTAATCCAACAATGAACTAACACCTTTTGGTAAGTTAGCACCTTGAAATAAACCTATGTCAGTTGTACCACTTGGAGTAGGTATTGACCAATAAGGATTATCTACAGCTAAGTGTACGTCTCTGTCTAAAGAAAGAACTTTGTACAGTTCATTATTTGCATCTGCTTGAGTATAGCTAATACCGTTTCCAGCTTCCCATACATAATTGTTTGATAATGGCTTACCTGCAAATGCTCCTGTATGTGAGTAACCTGACTGACCACTTTCTCCATTTACACTTACCCAAGAAGTTCCATTCCAGAACTTGTTTACTTTTTCATCTGTGTCGTAAACGATAACACTTTCTTCTGGCTTTAACAATGCTATCTCGGCAGACGTATGCCTGTCTGGTCTAACATTGTAGCTAGTGTTCTTAAACATAAAATTTAGTTTTAATTATTAATAATTCTTGTAGTATCTATATTCGTAACACTACCTTCTTGAGAAGTCTTTGCAGAAGCAGTATGTGTTTCTACCCTTTCAGTATCTTCGTTAACAATATTAGATACGTGGTCGTTATTATGTATAGAGCCAATACCTTGTTTCCAATAGTATTGACACTTACAATTCTTACAGTTCTTTATAGTATATGTATTCTTTGATTTACAGTACTTTGCTCTCATTCTCTAGGTAATCTTTTATTTCTTGTAATAATATCTTAGCTTCTTCTTCAGTCATATCTTCTACAGCACTCATATCTTCTTGCTTCTTATCGCTAAAAATACCTTCAATACTTAAACCTAAATATTTACCATTCTTTACATCTTGCCATACAGCATCATTATCTATCTTCATAACTACTGCCCAATCTCCTTCTTTAGCATTTAAGTTATATAAAGAAGTTTTATCTTGTTTAGGGTCTTCCACTATCCAAGATTCTATTACAGATACACCAGAAGTAAATTCTTGATGTTCTAATGTTGTATTATTGTTTTTAAGACGTTTTAAGTATAGCTCAGACGCTTTTCTCACAGTTTCCTTAGAGAATGTTA